GTTATCTCTTCGTGTGAAAGCAACTCCGAGTCCTCAGTTATAAATTCAGATAAGAAACACAACACAATATCTCTAGCGTGTTCTATGTTTTTTGCTTTGATCCCCTGGGCGGTATAAATCATGTCACCCTCAAGAAACTCTAGGTCAAAATACTTATCCTGTTCCAGTGCCATTAAACAATCCCGCTGCTTGTGATTTAGCAAGTTGTCGAATAGTCTCTCGATCTCGTTCCATCAATGCGTTGATTTCAGCAATATCCACACTGGTGCCGTATTTAGCAGCTAATTCTGCCGCCTTCACCCGAATATCAGCTTCAGCCTCATCGCGTTTAAAGTCATCATCCATTAAAATTTTCATGCGATCCGTTTCTGCATCAACAACATCGCGTCTAGCCTCAACCATAACCTTTTGTGTTTCAGCCTCGGCTTTTTGTATCTCAGCCATTGCCAATAATGTTGCCGGATCTTGTTTATCTTGTTGTGGTTGTGGTGGCATTGGCGGTATATCAGTATTAATAAACGCACTCACATCCTTAAACCCAGCCAGTTCAATAATTCGTGCCAATGTATTAGCATATTGCTGTAAGCTGACCATTGGGTTTTGTGGCCCCAAGGTTTGTAATATTTGTTCCTGTTTGGTGGAGACTTGAGCTAAAACTTGCATCTTTTCTTCATCTGAACCGTTGGATATAGCCACATTAACCACCACATCTTTATCGGTGTCCCAAAATCTGGGATCTACTTCGATAAACTCGTTATTTAAGCGAAATACAGCCTCTTTATCCTGATGTTTAACAACCAAATTGGACACTAACTTGAATAAATCACGCAAACCCTCGCCAAAATGACGACAAATCAGCTCAACTCTACCTTGTGACGCTGAAATAGTGGCAGCAACCGCAGCTTTGGTACTGGATTGCAGTGCATCAGCGTTTAACCCAGCAGCAGCTTTACTGACACCGGTGCGATTCTCTTTAGCCTCGTCTAAATAACCGAGAACCGGAAACGCCTCTTTACCTAAAAACGGTGTCGAGAGTTGTTGCACCATTCCAGGCGCTCTCATTCTAATGGGTTGACCTATATCAGTATTCAACACATCATCGATATTAACCTGACCTTCAACAATTCCCATACGCGGGAAGATGGCGTGGCCCAATGAGTCAAGCGTGTCTCGCATAATTTGAGACTTAGCCGCCTGTATCGGTATAAGGTAGTCTGCGGGACATGAACCAATGGCAGTATGCGGTTCGGGATCGGGAGAGAAGATTGTGATAGGTAAATCATCCCAAGGCATAGAGTTGACTATGTTTAAGCCGTTGCCAACAGTGCAGACTCGGATACGCTCATCGATACCATCGCCATCCAAATCGTAAAATAAATAATGTTCAACATACAACACATCTTGACCGTATTGATCGGGTCGGTCTGGGTACATTGAATCGCTTACAGGGTTTCTCGCTTGTGATGCCTCAAACTCGGCACTATCAATCGAGCCACCGGTACCTGAATATTGTTCCATCTCCTCTTTTGAATAACCCATAGCAATTAACTCGCCCATGCTCTTAATCATTCGATGCGCCACATAAGGGGAAGTGTGGATATCTCTAGCTGAACGCGAGATTAAAACTTCCTCTGGTGGAATTGCCTCGATCACAACCTGGTCTTTAGGTTTGATGCGTCTGATTTTGACATCATAGCTGACCGGCATTTCCTCGGTAATCTCTTCACCAATCATGTCATTAACAATGGTAAGGCTTTCCATGGTTACAGACTCTTCAACCACTTCAACATTCTCATCCATAATCAATGCCGTGTATGCCTCTGGTGAAAGGTTGGTAAACTCATGGCAAGTGGAAGTAATCGAGTCATCCCAATAGGCTTTAACAAAGCCGGTTTTACGAACAAGCCCGTCTTTAAAAGCATCATACATCACTTGGAAACCAGGGTTCTTCTCTTGAATAATGTGATTAATATAAGCGGTTTGTTGGTTAGCCAAAGGAATATCCTCGGCGGAGTGGGGTACAAACTCAACCACTTTTTTAGTACCAAAGAAGGTACGCATAATTGATGGCAGCATAAATAAAACGCTGTCTCTAACATCGGTAGAAATGTATTCCGATTGCAACTCGGAAGTCGCACCTGGGTCTTTGCCTAAATAATAACGAGTGGCCTCGTCACGCTCTTGACCGATTTGTTCAATAAAATCTTGTGCCGATTCCATTTCAGACTTGACAACGGATTGCAAGTCCAACATTTCGTTCTCGGCTTTAATATCTTCTTTCTTACCCTTGGTATCTGTATATTCCATTTAGTTTTATCCGACTCTTATAATTTTTGATTTGAGGGGTTTTTTAAAATTATACCCCATTGAAGAAATTGTGCCACCTGTAAAGGTTGCAGCCGTACTCGCCATCGTCAATGCCAGTGCATCAGCTTTGTCAGGAGATTTGATTCCGCGCTTACGCATATGCTCTTTCGCCTCAATTTTTATCTTACCAGCACTTGTATATGTGTATTGAGGGCTGACTAATTCCGCAATCAACTCATCGTCTTGCGGCAAGCGACAATCACGTTTAGTCAACCAATCCTTAATCGCAAACCATAACTCGGCGCGTAGGTTTAAATAATTTCTTTTGCTCGCTGGTGACTCGGCAACATTAACGCCTCTGACCGGTAAGCCCAACTCAGCCAAACGATCCACCACACCGGAACCTAGACCAATGACATCAATTAATATCTCTTGAGGTTGGTTCATAGCGGTGGCTGAATCATAAATATTTTTAACAGCACCGCAAAGCTGCATTAAATCCATCGAGCGAAATGTTTTAATTTCAAACACGGTATTGCCCTGGCGAATACATAGAGCTGAATTATCTGAGCCGAACCTGGCAACATCCAAACCCCAAACAATCGGTTCTGAGGCGGTTAGCTCAACATCTCGATTAACCGCAGCTCTTGCTAACTCAATCGGAATAACAGTATCGTCATCAGCTTTGGGAAACTCACCCATCACCTCGACACGACTAACAGTTGAGTCCTCACCGTATTGCTTAATCATTTTATGAAACAATGCCTGGTCGGTGCCTTCAACATCACGCGAGTCAATTTGCTCAGTGTTCCAAAACTCACGCTTGGAATGAAACGAGTCATAAAAAGGGCCAGTATTACGGCGCGGGTTAGAAAACGATAACCAAAAACGATTTTTAGTCGGCTCGGTAAAAAAGCCTTCTGACACAGAATAAATCGGCGAGGGGATACCACTGGCCTCATCCATAATTAAACACACGCCATGCGAGGAGTGAATACCGGCAAATGCGTCTGGGTTTTCCTCAGACCAAAGTTGGCTTTGAGCATAATAATAGCCGCAATCAATATTTAAGTCTCTGACCAGCAATTCTTCAAACCATGCTTGCGGCTTTAAACTGGTGGCAGTTTTTATAAACCAGTGACCATTAATCGATAATGTCAGCCATTTGCCCAACTCAGCCCAGGTTCTCGATTTAAGCTGTTGTTCGGTATTGGCGGTGACAATAATGGTAGAACCAAGACGCGTGGATAGCATCCACAGGATAATCCAGGCGACCAAAGCTGATTTACCAATGCCACGACCCGATGCAACTGCGAGGCGGAACATTTCGGGTAGGTCGATGGTTTCGTTTTTTCTAATGTGATTGCCGATATCTCGTAAAATTTTTTCTTGCCACTCTCTAGGGCCAGTAAAGTCCTCGAGGGGGGTGTTTTCCTGACCCCATGGGAAGATGTATTTCACAAAGTTTAATGGCGAGTCTTTAATGTTAATCGACCATATGTCGGTCATTAACTCCTCTTCTTGTTTAGGTGTGTATTTCATATTTTCCCTTTAATCAGTTTCAATAAAACCATGTAGGGTAGGTAGTTTATTTTGTGAAACTTGTAGTTGGCTTTTATCATCGTTTCTTTTTTAACCCATCTTTTGTAATTACAATCGATGTATTTGCCTTTGTATTTCAAAACCGCATGACCGTTATTATTGATTTTGCAGTACCTTATTTTCGACTGCCTTTTAATTAGACTCAAAAACATTCTCAACAGACTTCTGCCCTTTAGGTTGTAAAGCACAGAAAGGGCATAATCCTCACAGTCGCCCTTGTAGGGCTTTCTCTTTAACAACCTCCACTTATCGCCTCGGTCATGGGTGTAGGTGTAGTGTTTATTGAAGTCTTTTAAATCAAACATAAAAAAAATTACAAAAATTTAGTTAGGGGGTACGAAAACAAACGCCCCCATCCCTGGTTTGAGGGGGGGGTCAAGCAGCGATCCAGCCGCCGAAACGAGCTGGAATGGAGGTGCCATTTCTATAACAGAAACGGCTCTGCCCAATGTTTTCAGGCGTTTCAGGGCATTTCCCTGAACCAAAACTGGAACTACCTGGTTAAAGTTTGGGTTTTCGTTCGGGTTTCCAACCGGAACTGGCCCAAACTCGAACCCAGTTTCGGTTCTACTGAACTGGTTTGGTTGTGGTTTGAACTGATGCGCCCCTTTTAAAGTGTGCATAAATTCAATAAATATACGCCGATCAATTAGGCTCAAAGCCTTATGTTTAAAGGGATTAACAGGCATTTGACTAGCTAACATCATCAGCCTTTTTGTCATCGCCAACTGTTGTTTTATTAATCTGTTTTGGGTCTGGAGTGATATCTATTACTCTTCTTTTAGCTGTTTGCAGTATTTCACCAAGGCTTATTTGGTGGTTTGTATCAATGCTTGCTCTGTCTTTCCAATTCTTCTCATCTCTATTCTTTAGGTAAAATATCTGTGCCGTAACATTCCCACCATTAGCTGATTTGAACAAAGAGTTAGTCACCTTTGCTAATCCTTTGGCTCGACCATTCTCTAGTGCGTCATTAAACTCTTTAGATCGCTTTCTATTGCGATCAATGACTCCCCAGGACACGCCCAATGCTCTTGCTATTTGAACTGGCCCAAGACCCTGAGCTGCGAGCTGCTCAACAGTCTCAGGTTTAATGTCAATCCTTTTTCTGCCAGCACCTTTGGGATTCTTTTTAGACTTCTCAGCCATTAGATAACTCCGCCTTATTGCCAGTAAATTCTTCCCATCTTTGAATAATGACATCGCAATACTTAGGGTCTAACTCCATTCCATAGCATTTTCTGTTGGTTTTCTCTGCTGCAATTAGTGTTGAGCCAGAGCCTAAGAATAAGTCGAGGACAATATCTTCTTCTTTAGAGCTATTCAAGATAGATTCCTCTGGTAAAAGAACCGGCTTTTGTGTTGGGTGTGCATAAGAAGATTGTGCGTCTCTTTTAATATTCCACACAGTGGTTTTATCTCTCACACCTATAAAATAATGACTACCCTTTCCCTCCTTCCAACCATATAAAATAGGCTCGTGCTGTGCTCTATAATCTTGCCAGCCCATGCCCGCAGATTGTTTTACCCATATAATAGTAGATGACTTCTTAAACGACTCAGCAAAAGTTGTCTCGAAAGCAATTTTAGGGGAAGATGCAGAATCAGGGTGACAAACATAAATGCTTGCAAGAGGCTTCATTGATATATTATATGAAGTAAAGGTGTCTCTACAGAATTGAGTAAAACCATCATCACTCATTGAGTCGTTTTTTATCTTACCGAGGTTGTTTTTTCCTCTCCCAGAGTAGTCAACATTATAAGGCGGATCAGTAAACACCATGTCAGCCTTATTGCCATCCATTAACTTATCAACTGCATCAATGCTAGTGCTATCACCACAGAGTAGGCGATGCTCTCCCAATATCCACAGATCACCCAATTTAGTTGTTGGTTCTTCTGGTAGGTCAGGAACAGCATCTTCATCGGTTAGACCTTCGGTTGGCTCAGATAGTAAAGACTCAATCTCTTTGTCCTCAAAACCAAGTAAACTGATATCAAACTCCAGGTCGTTTAACTCTTCTAACTCAACCTTGAGCATATCCTCATCCCAACCCGCGTTGAGGGCTAATCTATTGTCAGCGATGATATATGCCTTTTTCTGTGCCTCAGTTAAGTGTTTAAGGCAAATGGTAGGAACCTTGCCTAACTTTAGCTTATTCGCCGCCATAACCCGCCCATGTCCAGCTATTATCATATTATCTTGGTCAACCAGGACAGGATTGGTAAAGCCAAACTCTTTTATGCTGGAAACAATTTGATTGACCTGTTCATCGCTGTGGGTTCTGGTGTTCCTGGCATAAGGAATTAAATCCTTTGTTGCCAACATATTAATTTTAGGGTTGCTCATCTATTCACACACCTTGCAAGCATCATTGTCATCATCAACTATTTCACCTCGCTCTAAGGTATCCATAATCTTGTTGCCTAACTCCATACCAACAAAACCACGATGACTCCAATAAGCAGCGATTGTTTCAATATTCAATTCTTCTTTTTTGTCTTGGTTTTCATTTTCCATAATTATAACCCTTTGGTAATTGTAAACTTTGTTTAATTTTTTTTAAGGTGCTTTCAAAACACTCTTCCTGTTTCTCAAAGGTAAGATGTTTCTCGTTAACTGTGAATGATCTTTGACCTTCGTTGTAATAAAAAAGGACTAACTTTTTACTTAAAGATATACAGGCAAAAACCTGAACAGTCTCAGGACTGTATTTATATTGGCCGTCACAACCGAAATTAAACTTGTACCGTTGTTGATGTCGTTTCTTATCCTTATAAGGTTTAAAACTGCTTTTGCATTGAATCCCGTAAAAACGACCATCAATCTCTACCAACAAATCTCTATTACTTACAGCTACCGGTTGAAACACATTAAATCCCTTTAATAATAAATAAGTGGCCGTCAGCATTTCGCCAGAAACGCCGTATTGTTTCTTGTAATGTGCCACTATAAAATCTCATCACACAAAATGTTCTCCACGTCTTTTTCTTTAATTGGTGTTCTCTCCAATATCTCCACATGACCAAAATCCTTAGATAGTCTTTTCTTTAAATCAAAAGAGTCTTTATCAATCATGGCAAACAATTCTTTAATGGAAAAATACAGGCTGGGTTTTTCAGCATCAGCTAATGCCACACATCGAGGTAAGCTCTCAGCATCCAAAGCTATAAATATCTGAGTATCTGTTTCAGGATGGTTCGTAACCCAAACCGAAGGACTCAACTCAACAAACCCCTGGTCTTTTGCATAAGTAACTAAAGCATCCAATCCTCTCATCATTCCCTCAGAGTGAGCTTTGATTTTTTCATAGTCCTCAGTAGTGATGGCCTGAGATAATAAAAACTGCTGCTTAACAAATCGTTTTCTCAGATCAGGACTAATTAATTCCTGTAACCTTTCCCAACCCCAATCAGCCCCAACTTGAGATTTCTTTTTTAGCATCTCGGAATAAGTCTTGTCCGACTCATCCTTTAGACTCGAATCAGTTTTAGAAAACAAATCATTACTTCTCATATATAAAGACTCAGTAAAAAAAGGCTAAACGCCTAAAATCTGTATGCCATATCCCTAATCCCCTTCTTATAGGGGGATTAGGCATATAGGCATTAGGCATCAAATTAAAAATAATTAGGCAAAAAATTAGGCACCCAATTAGGCACCCCTCTGAAACCCGCATAGGTATAGGCTTTAAGTGCCTAATCGGTTCTGAAATAATTAGGCACCCTATTAGGCAGTGGGCAAAAAAGTGCCTAATCGACCTTTTTTTAAACACCCCATTTTGCCTAATTTTAAAATCCCTCTTGTGAAATTTCACAAACATCTAAAACTCCGGCTGATCGCTATATATATCAAGGCTTTTAGCGGTTTTGACATCATTATCAACGGTGCCAGGGCTAACTTTTAACTCTTTAGCGATTTGACGATTACTTAACCCCTCATTCTTCATTTGAGCCACCATTTCGACCCTTGATTCTTTAGCTGTTTTATCTTTTGTGAGGATGCCATTGCTGTATTTCCACAACACCGGATAAGCGTGTTGGCCGTAAAAATGTCGGGTCTTTTCAAATGTCCACTTGAATTTTGACTCATGTAAATTGGTATCTAATCCTAAAATACTCTCGTCATCATCTTCATCAATACCTTGCAGCTCGATTCTAATGACACAATCCAGGATGACTTCTTTTGCCATTGAGCCTAATTGTTTACCCGATTTACCTGAATGATGCACAAACCAAACTGAGCGATCCTGTTGACGCATTTTAAGCAGTAGGGGATTAACCTCTCTGACCCATTCTTCTGAGCTGTTGGCATCGTCAAACTGCATTAATGTGAGTAGGTTATCGAGAATAATAAAATCTGGATCAATGTCATCGATAGCATTGTAAAACCATTCTTTACCGTCATTAGTATTTAAAGGCGTGAGTCCTTCTGCCTGGTCATGGTGGGAAACAATAATAAGGTTCTGGTTGACTCGTTTAATTAATTCTTCTTTCTGAATCTCACCAGCAAAAAGAATCATCATGTCAGCGAATCGTTGTTGTAGGCTCACCGGTGGCATTTCTGCATCCACCAACATTACTTTCTGCGGCTTGGTAATAGGGTAGTGTCCAAAGTCATAACCGGCAGCTAAACACACCGCCATGATTTGCGTCAGTAATGACTTACCGTGTCCTGGGCTACCATGGATCATCGCCAAATGACCTCTTGCCATTAGGTTATCTATCATCCACACCATCTCCGGATAATCCTTATCCTTAAATTTACCGTAGGCATGAAACACCACTCGTTTACCCACATCGTATTCATTGTCCTTGGCGTACTCTAAAATATTAAGCTGCTCACCTCTTTCAAACGCATCCATTAAATCGTCTTTGTCATTAAAGTGTTTTGGCGGGTTGATAATCTTTACCACCATCCCTAGTTGTTTTAAATGTTCTTTAATCTCATTGGCACACTTAAAACCAGGTTCGTCTTTATCAGGCCAGATTAACACCTCACTAAATTCCGATAGCCTCGACCAATCCTGGTTCTTCCAGGAACCAGTGCCACCATGCCAGGTGACCACAATGCCCTCATACAAGGATCGAGCGCCCAGATGGGCATTTTCCCCTTCAACAATCAAAGCGGGCAAGTCTTTATCGCCCTCGTTTGAGAACATCAGCGGAAGTAGACCCTGTGGGCGTTTCATTCGCCATGTGCCATCTGCCAAGCGGCTAAACGGTCTAATCACCTTACCTGTAAAACGCATCACGCAGAAGTCCTCTGAGTAGCGCGACACCAGCTCGGCATCCTTCGCCATGTTGTGCATTTCGGTGTTGCTGTATGATTTAACCGGCTTACTGTCACCGCCATTAACCACCACCGGTTTTAAGTCCTCAACGCCAATGGATCTGAGAAACTGACTTACATCCTCGCCATGATGTTTTTTAATTAAACTGACCATGCCGCCACCTTCCTCTGTCTCATGGTCAAACCAGGTGCCTTTAACCAAATCAACACTCAGTGAGCCATTATTGCCGTAGCGTAATTCATGGCCTTTACTCAGACGCTTGTTCTCCTCGCCCAATAAGGCGATGGCTATTTCTTTGCTGTATTGGCTTATTTCAATCACATAAAATTCCTAACGGTCTAGGGGCAGACAAAATGTAGGAGAACAAAACCCACCCCTAGCCGTGTTTGACAACCTAAAAGGGGATATCTTCCGTGTTGTCTATTGGGAGTGCTGCTGGTTCTTCGTAGACTCCATTGGGTTCGTTTTTATTAAACTCATCCGAGGCAACCCATTTGACAATTTTAAACTGTGGCACTCTGGTATTACCTTTGCCCACTTTAATTGCCTCAGAGCCGGTGTATTCCACCACAGGGTATTTGCCATCGTTGGCACCCATTAGTGAGTGGATCTCCTCATAGAGCTTTTCAAAGCCAATGTTGCTGCCGGTGGTTGTCGTTGACCATGTTCTAAGACCAATCTCCTGACCGAACAAGTCCACACTAAAGCCGCGTTTGTACTCGAATTTCTCATCCTCGCTCTCTCCTGGTCGCAAGCCGCGTTGTCCAATGGCATCATCCCAAGACCAGTCAGGCGCAACACCTAATTGGATTCTACCCCAACCGGTTTTAACCGAACCAGGATCGATTAGGATGTGTTTAATATCCACTTCCTCGTCAGTACCTACAAACCATCCATTATTAGACGGCATAAACCGGATAAACGATTTGTTATCCGCACTATCATTCAAACCTAATAAACTCATAATTTTCTCCTCATATATTCATTAGTATTAATAAAATGATGGCTGACACAATCAGTGCCACCATCAATCCTCTCTCGAAGTCGTTAAAATTTGGGTTCATGCAACCACCTCATTAAAAAGTGGTGCATCGTTATTCAATCGCTCTTTGGCGATCTCGATATAATCTGGATTTAACTCAATCAGTATTGAGTCTCGATTATGTTGTTGTGCCACCAATCCTGTCGTGCCAGCACCACCAAAAGGATCAAGCACAGTTCCGTTCTCTGGACAACCCGCAAGAACGCAAGGCTCGATTAGATCAGGTGGAAAGGTCGCAAAATGTGCGCCCTTAAATGGTTTTGTTGCGACTGTCCAGACTGAGCGTTTGTTTCTTTTGCTGACAGCTGAAATTTTATCGATGTTGTTTTTTGTTTCTGAGAAAGATTGACCCACTGCTCGATGTTTTGTTTTGTTGCCAGGATTATTACCAACCGCATCTTCTTTTATCGATTCATTATCAAAATAATACTTAACATTTTTGCTCAATAAAAAAATGTATTCATGCGCTTTAGTGCAACGATCCTTAACGCTCTCTGGCATCGGCCGTGGTTTATGCCAGATAATGTCCTGTCTCAAATACCAGCCATCAGATTGTAAAGCAAACGCAACTCGCCAGGGGATGCCGATTAAATCTTTTGGCTTGATACCCTTACTCGGTTTTGGGCGTGTTACCCCATAATCTTTATCACCACGCAATGTTTGATTGGTTGTTGTGGTTCTTCCGCCGCTTGAATAACTATCACCCAAGTTAAGCCAAACAGTTCCATCGTCACGCAACACTCGCTTTACTTCTCTGAATACCTTAACCAAGCTCTCAACAAATTCTTCAGGCGTATCTTCCAACCCAAGCTGACTGTCTTTTCTAATTGCACCACACTTACCACATTGTTTTTTATAAAACTCTCTAGGTTTTTCTTTACTATCGCTGATGTGGTGTGTTTCCATAATTTCACCTTGATGATCACAGATCTCATCACCACCTTCCCATTCAGCAGTTCCATAATCTCTCAATCCCCAATAAGGCGGAGAAGTGATACAAGTATTGACAGATTGCTCTGGCAAATCTTTCAGCACATCTAAGCAGTTTCCTTGCAGAATCTTAATCATCAGTGCAATAATTTAGTCGCCTCTTTAAACTGTTCCACCAGCCAAAAGAAACGAGAGTTAATATAAGAGTCATAATCGATAGCCTTGCGCCCTTTAAGCACTGCATTTTTAGATGCCTCTTTGTGCATATAGCGAATAAATTTAAGAAAGGAGTTAAAGTCATCACTCATGTTTCGCCTTTAAGTAACAAATTAATAAATACAGGAAGGCATCAAAATCCATCCTTGCTTGATAGTCGTTGTAGTAATCTTCAAAGTCGTTATTAACAGCGAACAGCATCACTGGAAATTGCACTTCAATCGGTTGTCGATCAAATTTATAGACGAGTAGGGGGATGGTGTTACCGGCTGCCGTGACCACTTGTTTCCACCATGCCTTTTGTGGGCGATTGCCTTTAGCGTAGCGTTTGCACTCGATGGTGAACCCATCCAAACCTAATAGATCACCGCGATCACTCTCCTGGTATTGAGCCAGATCGCGTTTAAGTTTAATAGGTAGATCGTGTCGGTAAAACTCTTCATTCATAACAAGAGCCACTTGCCGTTCAAAGTTGTGTCCTTTGTTTCTACTTCTACTCTTTGACACCGCGCATATCTCCTAATTTTTTTATGTTTCTATTCTCCATTCTCAGATTTTTCTGCCTCTTCTCTAATGGCCCTTTTAAGTATTCTCTCCACCACCGCTTTTATGCTGCGCCTCTGAAAGTCAGCCAGACAAAGGATCTGGGCGTGTAGCTCTGGATCAATCCATAAGGCTTTTGGTAGGGGTTTGTTCATATTTACATCTACTGAGAAATTTAACCTATGGTACTTGCAATTCATATATAAGTCTATATATTGGACATAAGTTAAACATTACTTAAACAAAGGAGAACGAAATGGACTTTAAATTCAAAACTGGAGACAGGGTAGAAAGCGAACCAAACGGTAGTGATGTAATAGACATGAAAGCTGTATGGGTTGCAACCATACACAAAGTCATTGCAAAAAATAATGATGGTGGGTGTTATGAAACAATCGGATATTGGGTTCCTATAAAAGACGAAAATGGAAAGATTGATGGTTTTTGGTCTCAACGAGAATTAAGAAACGAACCCACACTCAGACAGCTATATGGCAGTCATCTCATCAAAAGAAAAGAGCTTAAATAACCCCATTAACCAAAAGCAACTTGTTCACTTCATGTTTACAAGTTGTTTGACAAACCCATCGTATGTGTATATTTTAATAGGACATATTATTAACAGGAGAACAGAATGAACGGCAAAGATCCCTTTGACTACGATAAG